TCGGTGTTACCCGCAAGGGATATGGTCTAACATTGCCATAGTGACTCCTGATTAATCCATATTTTTTAAAGCATAGTTTATGGTTGGCTAAGCTTATAGAGGGTGGTTAGCGTCTACTTACCACCTTTTATTAAGCCTATCACAAGGATAAGCAAATAGTAGTATGCTACTAAACAACGTAAAACAAAACTAAAACAAGGTAAAACAAATGGCAAAAGGTACAAAAGTAAAAACACAAGTTGGTAAGCTAAAGTATGTATTCATCAAAGGTGATGGTCGTAATGGTGCAATGCCTGGTGAAGAACCTAGAATGCAATTCGTTGCAAGTCTTTCAGTTCCTACAGATGGTCCAGCACATAAAGCTTTTCAAGCACTAGTTGATGAAGAGTGGGCAACATATAAAAAAGCTAACAATGTTAAAGGTCTACCAGGTACAAATGGTATGAAACCAGAGACTAAGCCGTCAGATGACAAAACTGACATTGACCCTGCAACTGAAGAAGTTCGCAAAGTTGAAACAGGTAATACTTTAATTACTTTTAAAACAAACACTAAATGGCCTGATGGTAAACCACAAGCTATTAAGTTATATGGTAACAATGGTGAAAGCAAAACAGCTGACATTACTGAAGCATATGCAAGAGCTGATTGGTTCATTGGTGAAGGTTCAACAGGAATCATCCATGGTACAGCACAAGGTAACAACATTGGTGGTTCTGATAAAGTAACATTATATTTATCTGCTGTTCAACTAGGTAAACTAGTTAAAGGTGAGGGTGAAGGTGTTGATATCGACGAAGATATTGAATCTGAAGCTATTGATATGGGTGACGACTACGTTGCTCCAATTGAAGAGTCTGGCGAACAACCAGACCTTTAAGAATAGATAATTAGGTGAGGCTACGGTCTTGCCTTTTTATTTGCTTCGTTAATAACAACTCAACTGAATAAAGGAAGTTAATGGTTAAATTCAAAGTAGTCGACTCATTGGAAGAAATTCCAACCTTCGACCAAAACTTACCAGTCTTTGCTGATATTGAGTCAGATGGCTTATACATCAACACGAGACTTATCCAGCTATTCCAACCACAAGCTTCAGACTTAGTCTATATTATCGACACTGATATATTAGATTTACAAGAGGCTAAAGATTTTATTAAACCATTATGGACAGTTTGGTACAATGCTTCATATGACTTCGGTACATTGAACATGACTACAGACCGCTTTGATGATTTAATCTACTTAACTAAGTCTGCTTATCCACAATGGATGGAGTTTGCGCTAGATAAAGTACTATCTAAGTTTGGTCTTGATGGATTATATGCTAACTTAGACAAGAAGCAAATGCAAAAGTCTTATGTTATAGGTGCTTATCTTTCGCAGCAACAACTATTATATGCTGCAACTGACGTTGTTGCTATTAGTAAGTTATGGGAAGACCCAAACATTCAGCAGTATAGAGATGTATTAGCTTATAAAGTTGATATCTTATCTATGAAATATGCGATTGAGTATCAAGAGAATGGTTTAGAAGTAGACCAAACCTCGGTTATGAAAGAGCTAGATGATGTACAAGCTAAGATTGATGTTAACTCTGTTATCTTAGATAACGTACGTGAACCTTATGGATATGATGCTAAGAAAGCTTGGACTGGTCTTAATTGTAATAGTCCTAAACAGGTTAAAGCAGTATTAGGAACAGACAGTTCAGATAAAGCTACGTTAATTAGATTAATTGCCGAAGATAATACCATTGCAAAAGCAGTGTATGAACAACGTCGTCTAATCAAACGTAGAACATTCCTAATTAGCTATAACTATCCTAAGGTTTATACTAGATTTAATGTTGCTGGTGCTGTTACTGGTAGATTTACTGCCACAGGTGGTGACTTGCCAAGAGGCATTAACAGTCAACAGATAACTAGAGACCTTCAGTACTTATTCAATGAAGATACAGAAGATACAACAGTTATTGAATGTGACTTCGGTACTGCTGAGCTACGTGCTGCTTGTTCTATTATGAAAGAAGAAGTTATGTACAACGAGCTGAAAGCTGGTATCGACTTACATAAAGTTTCTGCTTCTATGGCAACAGGTAAACCTATTGAAGATATTACTAAAGCAGATAGACAGAAAGGTAAAGCAGTTAGTTTCGGTTTTATCTTCGGTATGTCAGCAGCTTCATTCCAAGAGTTTGCATTCTTAAACTATGGTGTAACGTTTACATTAGCTGAAGCGCAGGCTATTAAAGCTAAGTATTCGAAACACTATCCGGCTATTAATAGATATCACCAAGCAGCATGGAATAACTATAAGAAACCTTCTTACGTTGTTAGAACTGCTCTTGGTCGTCGTGCTAAACCAAAGCTTGGTACAGATGCTATTAATATTCCAACACAAGGTACAATTGGTGAGACAACTAAATTAGCTGTTCACTATATACTTAAAGAAGCACCTGAGATGATTAGTATGATTTATAATGTTGTACATGACCAAATCAATGCTAGAGTACCTAACACACGAGTTGACCACTATCGAGAGATTATGGTGAGAAATATGCAGAAAGCATGGGAAGAGATTTGTAAGTGTGACCTTATGCACTACAAAGACATACCAATGCCAGTAGATGCAGAACATAGCCAAGCGGCTTAAGGAGAAGACATGCGTGATATTATGATGGACTTAGAGACCTTATCTCTAGATAACAATGCAGTAGTTACATCTATTGCATTAGTTGAGTTTGATTTAGATACTGGGGTTATCGGTAAGAAGCTGGAGGTATCCTTAGATGTCTTACCTCAAGCCTTAAACGGGGGTAAGATTGATGAAGATACTTTAAAGTGGTGGAACGAGCAAAGCAATGAAGCTAAGAATGCTTTAATTACTGCTAAACGTGTTAAGCTACTTACTGGACTTGAGAAAGTTACTGACTTTATTACGTCTTGCCATGATAAACTTAATGATGTTCGTTTATGGGGTAATGGTATTTCTGCCGATAATGTTTGGCTTAGAAATCTATATCGTAGACATTCTGTAGACTTTCCATTAATGTACTGGTGTGATAAAGATGTTAGAACCGTTGTTGATTTACTTCCTTATAAAGAAGTTGAAATTCCATTTGAAGGCACAAAGCATAATGCTATTGATGATTGTATTCATCAGATTAAAATGGTTTGTGTTACCTTAGATAAAGTAAGAGGTAAGTAACATGATTGATGGAATTCAAGGCACTGATGAAGAGCTAGAAGATTTAGATATAGGTTTTGGTGGTGAGCAACTACCAGAGAAAAATGATAAGATTGCTTTGATTGATGCAGATACTGTAGCTTTCACAGCTTGTCTTGCAGCTCAAGAAGAGTTAGCAGATGGTGAGTTTATTATTGACGACACTGAAGCACTTAAGATAGCTGAAGAAAAGATTCAACGTATCTTAGACCGTACAGGTTGTATGACAGCGGAGCTACACTTCACTGGTGGTCGTGAGAACTTTAGATATGCTATCTTTCCTGAGTATAAAGCTAATCGTACCAAAGAAGGTGCAGCTAAAGCTCCTGTAGGTTTGAAAGAGTGTAAAGCTAATCTTATGGAACGCTACGACTCAACAATGTCCCTTAAGTGGGAAGCTGATGATATGGTAGTTCATTTAAAAGCTGAAAACCCTGATAAGTACATTATGTGTGCGATTGATAAAGATGTTATTAAATGTCTTCCTGGTCGCCACTTTAACTACTATGAGTCACGCCACTTTAATAAAGATATGCACTTCGTTGAAGTTGCAGAAGGTGAAGCTAGAATGTGGCCTTATCTACAATGTATCTTAGGTGATACTTCTGATAACGTTCCAGGTGTTAAAGGCTTAGGTCCTAAGAAAGCACTGAAGTTTGTTAATGAAAACATGACACATGAAGAGCTTTGGGAAGGTGTTTGCCGCGCTTGGGATAGCAAAGGCTTAACTGAAGAAGCTGCAACGTTAACTATGCAATTAGTTAACATGCACTGCTTAGTTAAAGATGGTGAGAATTTTAAAATTGACTTATGGTCACCGAAAGGAAGTGAAGATGAATAGCTACGAATTACAATACAAATTAATAGTTAAAGAGCTATTAGCTGAAGGCAAGCAGACAGAAGGTAGAAATGGTAAAACATTATCTTCTTTTGCTAAGACATTATCTTTCGACTTAGAGGATGGCTTTCCATTACTTACAGGTCGTAAGATGTTTTATAAAGGTGTTCTAGGTGAATTAGCAGCTATGCTACGTGGTCCAAAGGCCTTAGCAGATTTTGAAGCATTCGGTTGTAACTATTGGAGAGACTGGGCTAAGCCTGATGGTTCTATTAATGTTGATTACGGTAATACTTGGATTGACTTTAATGGTGTTAATCAACTTGAAGAAGTTCTTAATATGATTAAAACAGACCCAACAAATCGTCGCATGCTTATCACTGGTTGGAAGCCTAACAACATTAAAAACCTAGACTTACCTTGTTGTCACTTACTATATCAATGGTATGTGAGAGATGGTAAACTAGACATGATGTGGTACCAAAGAAGTGCAGACCTTATGATTGGTGTACCTTCAGATGCAATCCTTGCTGCCGCATGGAATATAGCTATGGCTTCTGAAACTAATCTTATTCCAGGTAAAGTAACCATGGTCTTTGGTGATACTCATATCTATGATGAGCATATTGAGCCAGCTTATGAATATCTTGGAAGAGAGATATATAGATTACCTAAGTTTGTCTATACAGGTAATACAAAAGTTTCAGAATGGGTTCCAGCTAACTTAGAGCTTCGTGAGTATATCCACGACCAGCCGATTAAATTTGAATTGAAGGCTTAACATGACATTAGGCGTAGTTTTATTAAGTAAGAATAATAAGTATATAGGAGAGCAAGGGCAATTACCTGCTCGTCCTTCTTGGGATAAAGACTTTATCACAAGACTTATTAAAGGCAAAAGAGTGTTATGTAGTAAAGAGACGTTAAATAGCTTACCTAAGAGTATTCTTAAGTCTGCATACTTTACTACTAGCTGTGAGGCTGAGTACGATATCAACTTCGGTATTGATACTTTCAAACAAAAACCAGACTTATTAATTGTTGTTCGTAGTAATGACGACCTTGATGGCGGATATGAATTTAGATTATCTGGCTATGAGCTACTGGTTAAACGCCAAAATATGGAGTTATACTTATGATACCTAAAGAGATTCAAGATGTTTTAGACCAGACGCTAAAGCATTGCTCATGTAAGAAGCGTAAAGTTGCTGCTGTTATTGTTGATAACTGCGGTGGAATTCTAAGCTCTGGAACTAACTATAATCCAGAAGTACTAAACGATGGTAATTGTGAAGATAATAATGGTAAGACTTTCCCTTATGTTATTCACGCTGAAGTTGCTGCTATTCAAAACTTAGGCAATACTAAAAAGAAGCCGCATACTATCTATGTAACACATAAGCCTTGTGACAATTGTGCTACTGCTATTATAGGAGCCGGCATTGACAATGTGATAGTATCTGAGCAGTTCATGAAGTTTGATACTGGTAAGCTTCGTTATGGCTTAATTCCACCAGAGGCTACTAAAGCCTTAGCAGAGGTATTAACTTACGGAGCTAAGAAATACAAACCAAACAACTGGAGAGAAGTTGATGATGCAACTCGCTATATTGATGCACTGTATCGTCACCTGGAAGCTTGGAGAAGTGGTGAAGAGGTAGATGAAGAATCGGGCTTACCTCACCTTGCACATGCTCTGACAAATGTATCATTTTTGATTGCGTTAAATATCAAAAATTAGTCCCATATCTTACCCATATGAGACTTTTATCGATTAACCTATATTATGATATTAGTTGATGATAAAAGTCCATATAGGAGATATAATAAAATCTTATAAAGGTTATAAATGAAATTTATTCATGACTATATTAAAGAGCTTGCATGTGACTTTGATACAAGCAAAGAAATAGCTAAGTTTCTTGGGATAAGTGATAGCATGCTATCGGCTTATAAGAAAGAACATAGCTATAATGCTAGCCTCACTGTTGCTCTTAGAGTCTTTGAAAAAGTTGGAGTTGTTCTTCACCCTTTTGGGAAAGAGAACCTAAAATACGAATTGGAGAAAACAAAATGAAACAATATACACTAGAACAATTAAACATAAAAATACTGGAATGGTCACATGACAAAGGTATCTTAACAAACGGTAATGCTATTACTCAATGTTTAAAACTAATGAGTGAGCTTGGAGAATTAGCAGATAACTTAGCTAAGGATAAAGATGTTAAAGATGATATTGGAGATTGTTTTGTAGTACTAACTAATATCGCTGCACTTAAAGGACATTCCCTAGCTGAATGTGGTAGTAAAGCTTGGGATGATATTAAAGACAGACAAGGCTTCTTAAATGCTAATGGTAACTTTATTAAAAATACTGACCCTACCTATGAACAGCAAAAGATAGAGTTTGAGAAGCAGCAATGTCCTGAGCCTACTATTATAACTATAGAAACAAAGCATTCATTTATACCTGATACATTCATGGTAATGTTAAGTGATAACTCACAAAGAGAGTTAGTAATTCCGATGAAAGTTCAAGAACGCTATCCTATTAATCACTTCTTTGGGTGCTCACTAGATTACATGGTTTTGGTAATAAATAATGAAACAGTTTAAGCCGCAAAAAGGTAAGGCTTTCGATAAGCTACCTAAGAAAGCATTAGCTACCTTTGATACAGATAAGTTTTTATTATCTACTAAGTATGATGGTAACCAAATCTTCATTGTTAAAGAAGAAGATGAAGTAACTATGTATACCTCAGACTGGAAACAGTTTTGTATTCTTGGTGTAGCTGAAGACCTTAAAGCAAAAACAAAAGGTAGCTATGTATTAATCGCAGAATTTATGCACAATAGTTTAGGTCAACTAGGAGATAGAAGAAACTCAGCTATCTTAACTACATATAGAACAAGCTTTGCAAAAGGTTTAGTAAACTATGCTGGTGATGAAAGGTTTTCTAATATTCAAGTCTTTGACTACATAGATATTGATGAAGGTGACCTAGATTTAGATATGCTTTATGAACGCCGGCTATCAGCAGCTAGGCTAGTTTTACACTCAACTACATATACAAAAGTAATTGAGACACAGCTTGTCACAGGAGCTGAAGCTAAAGAGATTGCTAAGGGGCTGGTAAATAATGGTTGGGAAGGAGCTATGCTGTCTTCACCCTATGAGCCTTATTTACCAGGTAAGCGTGTAAATTACAGCATTAAACTAAAGTATCGTAAAACAGTTGACTTAGAATGTATTGATACTGTACCAGGTGAAGGTAAGTATGAAGGCTTAATCGGTGCTCTTGTTTTACGTGATAAGAGAGGTAGACGCGTTAGTGTTGGTTCTGGTTTATCTGATGCAGATAGAACAAACTTACCTTTACGTTTCATAGGCAGTGTTGTTGAGATTGAGTACGAACAAATCATGGCAACATATATACAACCAACATTTCTTCAAATAAGAGATGACAAATTGATATCGGAGATAGATTAATGCAAAGTTTAATAGTAGCGTGGAACTTAGTAGTTTTACAACTAAAGAAAATCCTAGGTTTGGGTAATAAACCCACAAAGAAAGAAGTTACTGGGCCAGAGAAGGTAGAAGTTACTCAAGGTACTTGTGCAGACTGTGCATTCTCTACAGACAAAGGTGCTAAAGGTTTACGCTGTATAGCTCCTAATAACCATGGCTGGATTGAAGCTGATTTTACTTGTAAAGACTTTGCATAATGTCAGAGCAGAAAATACAATCTAAAATTATTAAAGCCTTTGAGAAAGAAGGCTGTTATATAGTTAATGGTATCTATACTAAGAAAGGTATTCCTGATTTAATAGGTTGCTATAGAGGCATGTTCTTCGCCGTTGAGGTTAAACGTCCTTCAACTAAGGAGAATGTTACGCCATTACAAAGACACCACTTAGATACGATAGAAGATATAGGTGGCCACTCAGAAGTGATGTGGTCTGAAACACAAGTTAAACCATTCCTGGGGGATTTAGATGAGCTTAGAAGAAAATAAAACACTAACAACAAAAGATACTGGTATTGAGTCAGATACACCAGAAGGCATTATGGAACAGCTAGAACTGTTTTCATTTAGACACACAAGACATTCAGACCAAGACGTTATTGATTTTGAGATGGATAGAAACTGTTCGGTTTACATTGATGTTAAACCTTTTAACCTAGTAGTTAATTATGATGAAGAAGACTTCAAAGAAGTTAATGAGAAAGCTATTGCTACTCTTAAAGCTTTTCATAAAGAACTTGGCGAGCAAATCGCAAAACTATGATTACTCCTAAACCACATCAAGTTAAATTCGCTGCTTTAGTATTTGATATGCTAAAGCAAAGAGGATATTCGTATCTAGCAGGTAAACCTCGTAGTGGTAAAACTCTCACAGCTATCTTAGCTGCTGAGCACTCACAGAAAGTTGATAAGGTTCTAGTACTAACTAAGAAGGCTGCTATTGGTGGTTGGGAAAAGTTTACACAAGAACCTTCACTTAATCTACAACATGATTATACTGTTATTAACTATGAGCAGATTATGAAACGTACTAAGTTGAAGTCTGGTAAAATGGTTTATAAACTTAAGATTAATCCTGAAGACTATCAACTAGTTATTATAGATGAATCTCATAACTTAGGTGTTCTTGGTAAGCCTTCTATTAGAATCCAGAAGATACAAGAGCTATGTGCTAATCTACCCCATATCCATTTAAGTGGAACAGCTGTCGTTGAAAGTCCTTGTGGTATCTATCATCAGATGGCAATATCTAAATACACTCCGTTCAAACATCGCAACTTCTACGACTTCCATAGGCAGTATGGAGACAAGTATTATATTAAGGTACAAGGCAGAGACATGCCTCAATATGAAAGAGCAAAGCCAGAACTTATGCCTATTATAGATAGCTTTACTATTTATATGACACAAGAAGATGCTGGCATTGATAAGGCTCTACAAGCTAAAGATGTTGAGCATTATGTTGAACTTAGTAAGAATACTAAACTAGGTTATAATCAACTACAAAAAGATAACATACTTAAAGTAATGGCTATCAATTCTGAAGATGAATATACTTTAGTTTGTGATACAACTATGAAGCTAAGAACATCGTTACATATGATGGAGTCTGGAATAGCTAAGATTGATGATGAGTATATCGAATTAGGCAATACTGAAAAGATAGATTATATAAAGGAAACGTTTGGAGATGAAGAAACTACAGGAATTATGTGCCACTTCGTTGGTGAGCGTAAACTACTTGAAAAACATTTTAAGCATGCTAAGCTATATAGCTCTAGTGCTCATGCCGAAGGTGTTGATTTATCTCATCTTAAAAGTTTTGTTATACTTAGTAGCGACTATTCTGGTGCTAAGTTTATACAGCGTCGCGACCGTATTATTAATACTGAAGGAAGTGAGTCGTTAGAGGTTCATCATATACTTGTCAAGAAAGCTATTTCAAGCCAAGTATATAAGAAAGTCTCTAAGAAGCAAGACTTTAATAATAGTACTTATGAAGCTACTGCCCTATAGATGGAGTAGCTTCAACCGTTGCTGCACCTGCAGTACCTACGCTTCTTGCAAATCCCATCTTCGCAGCATCTGTAGATAAGAACTCTTTCACACTCTGACTTAAATCAGCTCTAATTAGCTGTTTCTCATACTCTGGTAACTCCTCCAAAACTTCTTGCGCAGTCTTAGCAAATGTAGGCTTAGACATAATAGCTTTTAAAGCATCACCATATCTAGCATGCTTAGCAGCTTCTGTTGGAAATCTCTTTTCAATATGAGGCCAAATTCTACCAACTAACCACATCTTACCTTGACCTTGCACACTAGCTAAACGTTCTAATGTAGCGTGAGGTGTCTTATATAAAGCAGCTTTAATTGTATCATCAGTGGCAAAACTCTTAGAAGCTATATCAGTTAGTTTCTGGAAATTTTGTCCATACTTACTAATAAACCCTTTATTCTTAATAACGTCATTTAATTCACCGAAGCTAACAAAAGTAGATGACCCACCTTTAACATTCTCTTCTAACATATCAGTTATTAAAGACTGCTCAAATTTCTCTTCTGCAGAACCTCCAGCTACTTTATAGATACTATTAAGAACACCTTCACTAGAATGATTAATAGCTCTTAACTCTTCCATAACCTCACCAGCAGTCTGAGTACCTTTAGGGTTCAGTTTCTTGTCATAAATATTATTTAAAGACTTACCGATGTAATGGTCCTTGAGACCTAGCATTTGGCTATAGTCACTTTTATTTTTCTTAAATAAGCTATACTGTTCTTTACTAATATTAGCTTTTAAAACATTTTCTAAATCATTACTAAGATTTTTCATTGACGCTTTACCAATAGCATCTAAGTTTGGGCTTATATCTTTTGATAATCTAATAGCTTCAACTAGTGTTTTAGGTGTAAGCTCGTCTGACGTTAGTAACTGCTTTAGAAAGCCTGTAGCTGTTTTAGCTTCTTCTAACTCAGGAACAGACAGCTTTGTTTTAGTCTTCTCAGTTAAGGTTTCTGCAATACCTTTAGCATTTTCTGTACGCACTTTAGTAATCCCACCCGCTGTCTCTTTTGCTGAAGCACTTACAAAGTCACCATCCAGTGTCTTTAACGTAGAGGTAATGTCTAAGGCATTAGTAACGAATGTATTCTTAATAGGTGTCTCAGGCATTAAGGCCTTCATACTAGTGTAAGAATCTTGTAAACCTTTTTGTGCAGTCTGTAGTGTTTTACTAAAAGCACTTAACTGGTCAACTGAAGCTCTACCAACTAAACCTTGGCTTGATTTAACTAAATCTCTCATTAGCTTCTTACGACCTAAAGACTCTAATCTAATAGACTTCGCGGCTTTTGGTCCAAGCTCTGTAGCAGCATGTTTTAATGTATAACCTTCTGCACCACCTAGTTGATCGATAATAGCTTTAATTCTACTATCTGCTGAATCGTCAGCTTTCATTAGTGTTTTATATCTTAGTAGCATTTGGTCTGCTGCAGTATCAGAGATATCATGTTCCTCTTGTAAATACTTAAGTAAAGCTTTCTTAGTAGGAGGAAGAATTGAATCTAGAATTAAACCTAATCCTGCAGTACCTGCGGCTGTCAACGCTCCTGTCATAAAAGCTTCACCAGCCTTTGCGCCTGCACCACGTTGTTCACCAGTAACTAATAAACCTTCAATAATAGGTACTATTAATTTACTTGATGTACTCGCACCTAATGTAGCTAAGCTAGGTAAAAATCTACCGAAGTCTTCAGCAGTAATACCGTCGACCTTATATTTAGTTTTATAGTCTTCTATAGCGGTGTTAAGTACACTTAGTTCATCATCTAAGAACTCACTAGTGTCAACGTTAGGAAGAAGCCCAACTAAGTCAGCACCAGATTTAATCACACCTAGAGCTGTTGCTGCTGCACCTTCACCAACTGTAGCCAAGGTATCTCTAATAGCTTGTCCAGCATCTGGAGCATTCTCTTTACCTTGCATCATAGGATAAGCTAAGAACTTTGCAAACTCTTGGCCAACTTCACTAGGCGCGTTAGCTATATCTCCTAGGTAATCAGTGACACCTTTTGGTTGTGCTACTTCTGTATTCTCATCTATAACAGGGGCTGCGAATTGTCCACCAGGAGCATAATCTGCATCAGTCTCAACAGGTGCCGTTGGAGTGCCGGCGCTTGGTGTTTCGATACCTTGCTCCATATCATAAGCAGACATTTCATCTGCTAGGCCAGCATCGTATGCTGCCATTTCTTCTTCTAAAGTCATCTATGCACCTTCATTTGTATTCTGTGGGAGTTTCAACTCAGCACTCTTAGGTGCTTGTTGTCCTCCGCTTTGTCCAGGTAACTGACCTGCTTGCATTTGCTGTTGCATCTGCGGACTAAGCATCTGAGACGTCTGTTCTAATATAGCTGAAATTTCTGGGCTATATCTAGTTTTAAGAGTCTTGATACCTAAACTAGCTGCTTTAAAGTATCCTGCAGGATTAGCTTGGCTTAAGTTCTGCCCTACTGGACCTGATAAGAACGTCTCCATAAATAGTTGGTTCTTCTCATCTTCATCATTATAAGCAGATACTTCAATCGTAATATCAACATTTGAGAAAGCTATGTCTGTATCTTCTGTTGGAATCGGAGCAACAACTATAGCACCATTCTGCTCAAGCGGTTCATTATTCTCAGGGTCTAATACTTCTTCCATTAGTGGTACCATAATAGGTTCACTAGTTAAAGGGTCATACTTACCAGAGAATTGCATCTCAGGACGATTTAGCTCAATCCAGCGCTCACCGACAGACTCATCAACTATTCTTAGTATCTGATTAGCATAGTAATACTGCTTCATAAGGTTAACACAATCCCAACCTATTCCTGTGTACATTTCTTGCAATGGTGACGTAATGTATCTAAGTGACATAATAGTTTGGTTCTGCTGTAGTTTAACTTTACGACCGCTATCAGAGGCAAAAGCTTGTCCTAAGAAGCTATCATTAATACCTAGTACTTGTTGGATACGATCGAAAGCTTTGTCGATAATTGTATACTGGTCAGCTACTTCTCTTGTTAAGTTCTCAATACGTACACCATTAATATTTTGCATTTCCATAACTGCAGTAACTCTATTGAACGCATCAACAAACTCATCCATGTCCTCAACAGCATCTGTTTGTACAAAAGCTTTCTGAGAGTTAGCCATAAGCTGAATCTTAATTAATGCTTGATTAATAGCATCTTGAGACTCTAGAATTTCTCTAAACATTCCGTAGTATTCTGATTTGTTAGAGTTATGAATCTTCTGAACTCTATAAGGTTTAACATCTTTATATGTCACTTCTTTCTTTGACAAGATAGTATCACCAGACCAGAATATCTCCCAAACTTTTTGCTCATTGTCAGTGATAACAGTATGAACTACTAAATAGTTATCGAAGACTTTATACTCACCTTGGAACTGAATGTTATACTTATTAGCAAACTCAGACTCTTTAGTATTTAGATGATTATCAAAAGCCTGTAGCTCTTCCATCTTATCTGTACCAAATAGTTCTTCAACCTTCTCTTCGGTTAGCCATCTAAATCTATGTAAGAATCTACCATCACTATAGTCACGCTTTCTACTCATAGGGTCTAGCACAACTTCTTCAGAGTTTACCTGCTCTAACTTAACACGATTAATAGGTCTTCCAAAGCTATCTTTAGTACCTGTCTCAACAACATCAACATGTAAACACATAATACCAGATAGTAAACCATCTAGTTTAAGGTCGTCACCAGTATGCTCAAAACTATTATTACGCATAATATGGTCAACACCATCATTTAATAATGCTGCCGTATTAATATCATTGATTTGAACTGGCTCAACTTTAACAGTGTTAAGGATAGTTGAGTAATAACCTATTGTTAATCTACTAAATAACTTAATAACATTGAATGTCTCAGCAGGTTGTCCACGAGTAGCTAATGTGTTAAGTTGGTCCAAATCATACTGTCTATTATGAAAGTAATCTGTAGCTCTTGTAGCCTCTTTACGAGACTCCAAGAAAGTATCATGTCCTAGCTTAAAACTATCTTGTAATGTTTTAATATCTGTCTTCATTACTTACTCTCTTTCATAGCTTTGAAAAGTCTTAACTTCTCAGCATATTCTGGTGTACCAGGCTTAGCATCTTTATATTGCATTGCATACTCTTTATATGCGGCTGCAGCATCTGCTGGCTTAGCATCTTCTTGAATGTTAGAAGGTGTTTCACGTGTCTGGTTCACTCCTTCGACTTTAGCGAACTTATTTAACTGTTTATCATAATCTCTTTGTTTAATCAAGTAGGTTGCCGGAGCATCCGAGTGTAAAGTCTCCAAGTTTGTTTCATGCTGTTGTGAAAGACTATTTATAAATCCTGATAATGCAGCCTCCATAGCTTGTTTATTTCCCCAGTCACCACCAGCAATGGTTTTAGAATACATAGCTCTCTCTTGCTCTGTAACTGCAGCCCCAGACATATCTTTAACAAATTGTGCCATTAGTGTCTGTAACTCCGCATCAAAGCTAACCTTATTTAAGAACTGTGCCATTTCTTTTTCGTTATAATTACCATGTACACCTAACTTAGCTAAGCCTGTTTTTACTTTTTCAAAAGCACTTCTACTCATATCAAGTGTTTGTATCTTATCTAGCAATTGCTTGAACCCAGGAAGGACACGTGTTTTATTATTTACTTCATCAAGTAATTTTTTATCTGGTGTTACAGGGTTACCTTTGGTATCAACTTGTAAATCCTTAGCTCTGTTTAAAATAGTTGTAAATTCATTTTCTGATAATTCTTTATCAGCATTCTTTTTAGCTACTTCTGTTAGTGACGCTCTAAAATCACCTTCACGCTTACTCATGGTTTCTTGTACATATGTTAAAGGTAATTTATTTCCGTCTTCATCAACTTCCTGCTCATAGTAAGTACCTTCCTTGGCTCTTTGTAAACGATTCTTAGTGCTAATCTTTTCTCTAGTGGCTTCTTTTTGCTGGTCTTGAAATTCTTTTAAAGAACCATCAGCTGGAAAATCTCCACGAGCCACAGCAGCTTTACGGTCTCTTTCATCAGCTTCAACTTGTGTTAGTGCTCTGCTTGAGCCACCTGTCGCTGCTTTAGCTTTCTCAGCCGCGCGCTTAGCCGCTTCTAATGCTTCCTTCTGTCTACGGTCATGTAAACCACCCAGGTATCCAGTTCTTTCATAAACTGACATCATATCAACTACCTGTGATACTGTATTTCCTTCTTGGTCTACACCATCAACCATAACAAATCTATTAAAACCATCTAAATCTGGGTTTAGCCCTTGCTGTCTTAACTCTTCACCCGTCATATTCATCATTTGTCTACGAGATTCTTGAATAGCTTTTATTTGCTCTAAGGTAACAATACCTTTACTATCTCTTTGTAAACGTAATTCATCAGCAGGAGAATTAAGATTAATATCTCTAACTTTATACATCTGAGTAAAACCAGGTAATTCAGCTGATAACGCGCTATTAATTTGTTTATTATTAACTAGTTCTTTATTAAGAAGTTCAGTATCACCTCCCCAGTTATCAAAAGCACTAAACACTTTCTTCTTATTTAGCTCATTCTGCATATTTTTTGTTTGCTCTGCTAGTATCTGCATTTCAGCTTCAACTTGTTCCGGAGACTTTTGTAACGACTGCTGGTAGGCTCCTGCCTGTAAATCTTGCTGAAGCTTTTGATTTTGCAATGCTGCACGTTCCCTAGCTTGTCCTCTATCTACACCTTGTTGTTGTCCTTGTACGCCTGAAGCAAAAGCATTTGCCGCCGCAGCGCCTAATCCTGGCCCAAAACTCATTATTTTGTTCCTCCTGTAGTTGGCTGTGCATATGGGTTATAAGGTTGTGTCTGAGGTTGTGTTTCAGCACCATAGTATGCTGCTGTTTGTCCTACCACATTAGCTAATGAACCATAAGCAGCATTTTGTGCTTGTTGTGCTTGATTATACTGATTACTGTAGTGATTATAAGCACCTTGTTGTACTCCCATCTGAGAACCATAAGCCGAATTAATTCCACCTTGAATAGCTTGCTTCTGAGGAATACCTAAACTATAAAAACCTTGTTGCTGTTGAGCTACTTGTTGTGGAGCATTCACACGAACATTAGCGTCTTGTTGTGCTTGACTAACAGCTAATTGCGTAAGCCCTTGAGCTTCAACACCTGTTCCGCTAATACCTCTTTGAGCTAATGTTTGCTGTAATTGTTTCTGTACAGCTTGGAATGATTCCTGATTAGCTTGCACACCAGCTGTAGTTAGTTTCTCTGGGCTTAAGTTATTGTAATAATCGCTTAAGTTACGTTCTACACTACCAAAAGTTTGGTCCCATTGTGAACGTAATTCTTGTTGATAAGCCATCTGCTCATCAGCTATAGCTTGCTGTTGTGCCATTGCTTGCTCTTGGCTTGACTGAGCTTGGTCTGCCTGTTCGCCGGATTCATATGCACTATAAATAGCTGCCCCGGCTGATACTACTGCTGCTCCTACCATATTATATCCTTTTCTGGTAAGTGACTTCTGATTGTTTATATCCCAAACGCTCTAGAAGTTTACCCCAATTCTCATACACTTTAACACTGTAAAGAACTAAGGTAATTTTATTCTCTTTAAGTACTTCTTCCGCGTACTTAAATAACTTAATACCTAAAAATCTACCTCTATAATCCTTATCTAAGTAAATTGTGTCGGCTGCAGCGAATATAGTAGACTTACTATGGAGACTTGGCATTGCAATATACCAAGCATATCCAACAAGTTTAGAACCGTCTCTAACAGTAAAGATAAATAAAAGATTGCTATCCTGCAAGGCTTTGTATGTGTCCCAGTTAGGGTCAAGTTCTAAATCTTCGTCATCATTATATGCTTTATAACCTAGCCCAAAGTAGTTTTGCATTTCATCGATAAGTGTATCAGAAAGAAACTCTCTTGCTATTGTCATAATTTGCCTTTAACCTCTATTATATCTAAATAAAGATTAAATGAACATTAAACCTGAATAAGGTTCTGTAGTTCTGTTACCTCATCTTCGAGCTGTTCTATGCGCTCTTCTAGCTGTTTTACTTTCTGAGACATGGCTTCGTAGTAACCTTTAATTAACTCCAGGTCTTGCATGTCATGTGGTGGTTGTACTTCAGCTGCCATAAGTTCTCCTTGATGATTTAAACTCTGCTTCATATACTTCACCAGTTCCAGAAACACTATAGCTTAAAGTATATCCTCTTTGACTAGATTTTGGTATGTGTAACTCTTGTACATCTAAGTCAACAGAACTAAGTATTTTGCTAGCTACCTCAATATCATTAATAAATAAAGTCACAGTTACATCACCTATATAGCTTATATAAAAAGAGTTATATGTTTTAGCTACTGTTAATCCGCTTTCAAATAGTTGCCCAGATTTAAAAACTAATTGTTTGTTAGTGGCTGCAGCTTCAGTTTCATATAAAGTAGTTCCTCTAATACTAAACAAGTCTCCTCTAGTTGTAGCTAGACTACTCGCTTCTTCTGATGAGGTATAGAACTTAAGGCCTCCTGTGATATCTCCAACAAGAACACAGTTGTTTAAGAAGTCTCTTGTTTCATCAAAAGCTATATAGTACTTCTCTTGATGAGTAACTGCCACTGGTAGGTTATAATTACCCGCAAGATTTTTAAACCCTTTCATATCTCCAAGTTTCTCATAAGAGGCTTTTGTGATAGTTCCACCTGAGCCATACATGATGCCCTCTTCCGATAACCAAATAGCATTAGAATTAATATAAGCTATTGAGTAATGAGATAGACACCCAACATTGTTACTTAGTATAGATACTGAGAAGTTAGCTGTGTCTTGTCCTCTAACTAAATAAGTCTTATATTTACTAAATACTAATAAACCTGACGGCACAACCGCAATACCTGTAATATCTTCTTCTATCTCAAGATAGTTAAATGTGGGCCAATATTCAAAGAAACCGACTTGGCTATAATATAACTTGTTCTCGATAGCTGCAAATAATCTACCATAAGCTACGCTTAAATAGTTCATATTTTCTAGTGGAGCATTGTTGTTATAGCTATCTAGTATTTGGTCTTTATAGACTATGTCCGGTAAATATGTTGTCCCTAAATAATTTAAGTCAGATGACTGCTCAATAATTAAAGTCCATTTCCCTGTGTCTTGATGTCTGCGATATAGCCTTGTTAAATCTGCGTGTTGTTTATTAATAGGCACATTAACATTACCCCAATAGAAACGACCTAAACCATTAAGATAATCAAAACCAGCAAAGTCAAAGACAGGTTGTGATTCTATATCTAAAGTGCTATTATACAAAGTTAAAGCAAACTCAGGTAAAGCAGGGTAAGTATATAGTAATGCTTCTAGTGTGATATTAAGGTCAACACTTGCTCCAGACTGCTCAATGACTAAATAGAACCTATGCCCGCTTTCAGCTTTAAAGCTAAGTTCTTTTACTTGTGAAATACTTAAGGTACTTAATGTAAATCTATCTCCAGTATGAGGTGAAGCTCCATATATAATATAAGCGGCGTCTGCCTCAATTGGACCTAAATTTACTTGTAAATTATAGTTTTCTCCTGGTATTAGTGTTGCTGTTTGTAGTTGCATAATTCCGGAGATTTTGGCATCAGCATAGTATGTACTTGTTAAGTTAAATATATAAAGGTCCGCACCAGTGACAGTATTAGAGTAATAGAAAGTATCATCAATTCTGCTTCCACTAGAGCCTACAAGCTCTGTATAAATTGTAACAGGTGTTCCTTTATATATGTTACTACTAAGATTAGTTGTTAGTGTAACCTTATATGACCCAGAATCTGCAACTATGGAAGATACTGTATATATATTCTCACTATCAGAAGAGAAATATAATGTTTCTGGGTTCATAGCAAAGTCTGCTAAGTTCATATGAAAAGTATTAGTACCAGAAATGCCGTCTTCTGTTACTGCTACTAAATTTTCCACTTTATAGGAAAGAGGTAGTAGAGCATTAGGAGATAGTAAGTCTACAGTATAATCCGGATTATAAAAGTTATAAGGTTCCGGTTCTGATAAACCTAAAGACCTAGTAGTTAGACCATCATTTACTTGAGGTCTTGTAGTTTCGTCAGTATAGTAAAGTTTTTGTTTATACTCAACATAACTACGTTCATTAGCAGAGTATTCCCAAACATCAAAAGCTTCAAAGTAATGTGCATACTTAGCTATTGTTTGTGTTGGTATGTATAAACTTTGTTTCAGTGGAACGAGTTTATGCGTAGATGTATCTACATTTTGTACTTGAATCCCTTCATTAGGGCCTATAAGCTTATCAGACTTTCGTATAGAAAGACCACCATCAAATTGTCCAATAATCATACTAGCTCCTTAGCTATATACCCAGTAGGTATCTTTCTTTGTTTCATCATCATCAAAATGACATTGTCCTGTGTTACTAAGACCATATCTATTAAACCCTACAATCTGGGCAATAAAAATAATAGCCTTAGTATCGTCTTTAGAATGTTTCTCCGTATCGACGTCAAAAGCACAAGGCTTCACTCCATCTTGTCCAGAGCGATCACCATGGCTACTGCGAGGGCCGCTATACTCAGGGTGGCGATCGCACCTAGCACCGAATAGATAAAGAGGCTTTCCATATAATTCCCTTAATTTATTAGCTTTATATCTAGAAGAAGCACGAACTGTTAAGTCACAATCAGTATTACCACATCTACAAGCTAATTCATCTGAACCATCTTTTCTAGTAAAATAATCAAGTGTCCGCATCTTCATTCCTTACTTTCTTTTTAACTATTACTTCTGTATCCATCTTCTTGTGCGTATAGTACGCAGCCTCTATAACATAGACACCAACATAGATTATAGGTAAAGCAAAAAGAGTTAGAACCCCTCCAATAATCTTGCGCTTAAGAGATAACCTATCCGCCACTATTCCAGAAGCTACTTCTTCAGCTTCTTCTTTAGCTTTAGCTTTACCTCGCTCTTCAGCAGCGTAAACCTCAGCAAGGTGTTGAACAGTTTGTAACTCAGCTATCTGTTCTTCTAGATTACTTACCGCTTTATTAAAAGCTGCCCAACGCTCATCATCTAAATTATCTTTAAAATCATTTCTCTGTTGGTGAGACTTTTGCTGTTCAACTAAAGTAGCCAGCATATTCCCTAAATGTGGCAAAGCTTCCTTGGCTTCAATAGCCATAGGAGCATGTAAATCACAAGCTGCTCCTAGTCTAGCAATCTCTTCTTTAATGTCACCAATCTCTTTTTCAACTGTATGCAACCGTTTTTCATTCATGAAACAACTTTAAATTTTTATCTATTATACCGTATTAAAGTTAAACTAATATTAATTATTGTTGTTAAGCTCTCTGTTGTATGTATTAATTGCTTCCGCCGTTCCTAAGTGTTCGGCTTCATTTTCATAACAAGCTTTCTCAAACCTTAGGACTTCTCTAACTTGTTTATCAGTAACCAACCAATGTGTAGCTGACACCTTCTTAGCTTTACCAGTACCATTGAAATCTAACAAAGGTCTTTTCTCCGGAACAGGATACTCAGGGCATTCCATGTAAACTAGTTTTTCAGAGCAACCACTAGTCACCAAAGTCGATAACAGTGCCAATAGGAGTGTTGTTAAGGCCGTTAATTTTTTCATTATATTCCTTTCTAATTTCTTCTAGCTTAGTAGCTATATATTGTTCTCTTGTAAGATTCGCATCATACAAAGCCTTCTCGTACACCCTGAGTGTTTTGAGATTCTCTACCTCTAATTGTAAAGCTTTTGTCTGCCAAGTATTAAACATTAATACTGCAGCTATACATAAACCTACTATTGCTTCAGTGTTCATTTTGGTTCTCCTGCTTGTGTTTCAGCCATTTTCTTTAACCAATATATCCAAGGGCTTAAGACGGCTGCATTGATACCAGTTAGTCCAGCGATAACGGGAGCTTCTAGCTCGTCATAGTGTGCAATAATAAAGCATACTATAGTGTTAGTATTATGAACTGCGAACCACATAGCAAAACCTAAGATTATATACCTCAATATATCTTTACTTTTCTTTGTCATCTTTCTTCTCCGTTTTAAACCAGTAATACCAACCAACCGTACTGACAGCTAGAAATACTGGAACTATATATAGCAATAAACCTATTGAGCTTACTAAGTGCCACAATCCTTTTGTGGCTCCACATTTAAGCAACTTCAAATCGCCTATTAACTTTAATTGCCATGAGCCAGTATAATCTTTGTCATGTTGTCTACAGCAGTCTTTACCTAACTCAATAACACCTATATTCTCAGGACTAGCTGTACAGTAGTCTCTCTTGCTGTCCTTGAACTGTCTTCCTAAAATATATGCTTGCACTATTGTAGCTATAGCCACTATACCTAATATATGCCAAAACATTAAACAACTCCTGCATATAGTGGTAGTGTACTAATTATATCAGAAGGTAATGCAATAGTTCCAGCTTCAACGGATAACATAGTAGCTCTATAACTTTCCCATACCAGCTTATTCCATGCTACTATATCAACAGCAAACTGATAATGTTCATAAGCAACATCTTGCAAATATATAGCCATATTATGTACTGAGCCAAAAGCTACTTTATGTGCTGTATTGTACATGTTAATACGTGCTTGAATATGATTGGATACTAAATCAGTATAGTCAGTAATAATACGCAAGGTAGCTTCAATACTTATCGTCTCAGTATCTTCTACTATGTCTAGGTTTGCTAGCTGCTTATAAGGCTTACTCTCATTTGCATCTATAGGCAGTTTACCTTCATCAAGTATCCACCCATCATCAAGTAGAGATTGTGGAAGATTATCGTGTTCTGTTACCGATACTCTGCCATCTTCCCATATCTTATAGTATTTCATATGTTTCCTTATCTATGTATTTGTACTTGTAGTTGTCCAGCAGCCTGATTACTACCAGCATAGTTATACGCTGCAACATCTACATAATTAACAGTTCTATTTAAATCAGTTCTAGTGCTCACCCAAGCAGCATTACCACCGCCTCCAACAGATACTCCATCAACCTTACCATTATAATAAAACCCAGAAACTGTATAGTTAGTGTCTGGCATTGGTGAGTTGAAGGTGATTCTCCAAATACTGGCAGCAGCATTCGTCACCACACACCCATCCAGCATCTGAGTTGTTAGAGTAGTTGTCCCAGTAAGTGTAAATATAGCTTCCAATTTCTTGTTATGTACAAGACTCTCTCTGTTATCTCTAATCTCATATTTTGGGTAGTAAAAAGAATCACCAACACTAGAAAATGTACCGTTTAATTTAGTGGAAACAGTTCTACCAAGTGGAGCGACATTACCCATATCTACACCTGAACTATTTCTCCATGCTCCGTTATAAAAGGACATATGAGCAGTGTGGCTGAAACCTACTACAGCTCTATTAGATGAAGTACTAGCACTGTCAGAAATCTTCACTGCTGTAATTGTACCCCCTTGAGTCCAGTAGAAGTCGTAAGTAGCGGTAGCAGATAATGCACCAACATTCACAGTTCCTGAATTAACCTCTTCAAGTACTCCGTTAGGATAAACTACTGTACCAGAAAAAGATACGTTTGTTGTATCAACAGTAAATGCTAAAGACGTAGCAGACTGATTACCTATATGGTCTGACGCTGCTCTGCCATTACCTAATTTTAGAATTCCAGCTGCTGTAACATTACCTAAATTATCAGCCGAGAATTTACTACCGCCACTACCTATTTGTATTGTACCATCCGTTCTAAATATACCACCACCACAATAAATCCCTGAAGCAAAAGCACTAGTAGCGTTTAGTCTTAGCCAATCATCGCTACCATTATTAAATAATGCCATACCTTGAGTTCCAGCAGCTGTTGATATTGAAACACCAGCGTTAACACCGTCTGCACCAGAACCTATTTCAACATTACCAGTTGCTGTAATATCTCCACTTACAATAAAGTCTACTAACGCATGCACAAAAGTATCATAACAAATCAATCTACTACTGTTATTATGCATAAATCTGAGTGAGTCAGCAAAGCTTCTCATTTGCCATAAAGAACCTACATACGTTTCATCAATAAACTCTATATATGGATTAGCTGCTGCTTTAACTTCTAACTTACTTGCTCTAACTTCAGCCTTGATAGCTTCAGTTCCATTGTTTCCAGTTAAGTGAACACTACCATTACCTATACCATCTGAAGACTTACCTTGTAGATATATTGCACTATCAGTAGCTACAACGCGACCTCCACCAGAGCCTGAAGTATCATCAAAAGTTAAAACTGGACCAATATTAGAAATGGTTTGGTTCTCAGTAAAAGTGTTAGCTGTATCTACTCTTGCTGCATTATCCAGAAAATCTTTTACACTTCCAGCACCATAACTAATTAAGTCTGAGCTCTCGTGTGCAGAGTGGAAATTGATTACTAATTGAGCATTACCACCATTGATTTCTGCTACAAAAGCACAAGGTTGATTATAATTACCATCAGCAATAGTTGGTGTATTAGTCATACTTCCAGTAGCATCAGGATATAAGATTTGTCCTACAGTTAAACCAGTAGCATCAAAATTCTTGAATGTACCAACTGTTAGCGCTTTACCCAATTCATTGTTAGCTAAATTACTATCAGACATACCAATAGCTGGTTGGTTATTAGCACTTCGAACAGCTGCTACAATTGTACCGTCTCCAAGTGTATCTACTGCAACTAAGCAGTCACCTCTATTAATAATACCACTTGCTTTAATTGGGTAGTGTAGCGCATTAGCGTTAACATAGTTAGATACATCATCAATAGTCTTATTAGTAAAAGTGATAGCATCTGTTGCTATATTAATGCCATATGCTGGGTTCCAAGTAGTTCCGTTATAAGCCATCATGATATGGTTAGCTGGGTCAGCATCTGCTGTATTAAAGTACAGTTCACCACCTGTTAAAGGGTCTCCATTAAGGTCTAGTGTTGGTGCCACAGAGTGTGCGCCAAGGTAAATACCATTTAGTGTGACAACAGAATTAGCTGCCGTATCTAGTGAGCCATCAGTAACTTTAGGCCCTAGCAAACCAATATTATTAGCACCAAGTAAATCAGAGCCAACTGCCGTAACATTTGCATCATTAGCTGCCACAGTGTCAATATTAGTTTCATTAGCCGCTACTGCGTCTATATTAACTTTATTAGCATTTACGGCATTAATATTAGTTTCATTAGCTGCAACTGCATCAATATTAAGTTTATTAGCATTTACCACATTGATATTAGTTTCGTTAGTTGCTACAGCATTTACATTAGCAATATTTAATGCTACTGCATCAATATCTGCTTCATTGGCAGCTACAGCATTGATGTTTACTTCATTAGCATCAACTGCTGCGACCGCAGCCATGTTGTCACCAACAGTATTGATGTTACTTGGATTAGCGGGGTCATATAGCAGGTCAGTAGGGATATCTCTACGTAAGTCATTTCCTACTACTTCCACTGTTGGGTAGCTTTCATCTAGCGCTTCCTGTAAACTTCTCGAAGCATCAAAAGGCATGTTACCTGCATTAATTTGAGTTACTGGAACAGTCTCACCATTTCTTGATTGTTGCTCTACCGCTGTACCAAATGTTAAGTCTTCTACACCTGCTTTATTCTTTTCGATATGTACGATTTTAGCCATTATATTGCCTTGTTATACGTCGTGTTTCTTTTACTTTTTGTTCTATCGTCCGAGTCTCTAAACTTAATTCTTTGACTAAGTGTAGTAGTATACAGCTGATATTCCTCTTGTGCTGTTTGTTTACTTTGTGCGTCGAAGTTATCTCGGAGTGCATCGAAAGCTATATAGTGTCTAAGACTTTGGTCCCATAATGTGTCTAAAGGTATAGTGTCATTAATAGTTAAAGGAATAGTTTCTCTAGCTATAAAGTATACTTTAATATACTCTGTGAGGTTTGCACCTGTTGGTATACCGTCAATAACTTCTAAAGTAATTACTGAAGAACCGTAGATAGCGGTAACTGTGCCATACTGAGCATCAACTATAGCTTGAGTACCTGTGAAGCTGGGAATAGGATAAAGCTTAATTGCTCCACCTCTACTTCTATCATAGATAGCTGCTTCAACTTGACTACCAATGTCTTCCGACCAACCTGGCTTAATACTATCCATGTTATTGTGAGTAATAACAGGTATCTTTTGGCTATCCCACTCAACTCTTGTAATTTTAAGAGCTATGTCAGATAAGTCATAAAGAGCTAAACCTTCTTCTATGGCAACGAACTTTATGTTCTCAAGTTCCATCTGGGTAACTGCTACAATGTCAGTGATACCTTCGTTTAAAGACTCTAGAAGTCTATCATCATTCCAACGCTGCTTATCTTCATCTGATAATCTACGTCGTACCTTAGTTAAGAGAGAAGCAACAGTTGTAGCCATTTTAAGTCCTTTAGTTATTTAAAGAGACACTCCGAAGAGTGTCAGATTAATTAACCGATATAGTTACCATTTGTAGTATCTAGTTCGATATATTCAACCATTACTCTTAGTCTACCAGCTGCGTCCGGAGCTACTGCACCAGCTACAATTGAAATTGACCCGCCTGTTGCGAAGTATTGGTCTACTGCCGTTGTTACAGCGCCTGTTGCAGTTACAGCTGTTTCATTTGCAATAACAGTTGCTCCCATCTTAACATCTACAGTAGATGTTGCAGCGCCAGAAACAGTCTCAACAACTACTGTAACGCTCTTAATTAATACACCGATAACTGGAATGTTAAATAGTGTATCATCCATAGTAGCAGAAGTAGCAGTCGTTTCCGATACTGCTACAACTACTTCTCTCTTTTGGTTATTTTTACCAATTTTAGTTAAATCTGCCATTCAGAACCCTTTACGCTTGAACTACTAAATCAACTGCGATACAAGACCAGTCGATACCTGTTACTTTAGCCATTTTGTAATCTTCACCACTTTCAAGAGACATATTTGTTTTCTTGTAGTCAGTCCAGAATTCAACTGCTGATTCAGAATAAGCACCAAAGTCATGTGTTTCCATCTTGTAGTCAGGCATTTTACCCATAGCACATTGTAATGCACCAGAACCAAGAATTAAACCACGTGAACGTAATGTTGAAGCTTCATCAAAAGCAGGTTGACCTGTCCAAACATTGTTAACTGTATCGTACTGACGTAAACCAGCGATTTCAATTTCAGTGTCATTTAATCCCCAAGTTGCTGCAGCATTTGCAGTTTCTCCAAAGAATGAATCCCACTCAACAATAATTAAGTTACCAAGTTTACCAACAATACCATCAATAGCACGGTTGTTATTACCACGAACGTCACCATTATAAACAAGTGATTGATAACTAGCATCTTTTTGAAGCTTTGCAATCATGAAAGTGTCAGCTGCAAATAGCCACATTTTCTTACCGTCTTGTGTTTTGAAGAATGGTGGTGGACGACGTGTAGCACCTGTATCAAAACCTTTACCAGTTTTAAGTGTAGAAACAATATCAGTTACGCTGTTTACATCAAAAGTTGAACCTAAATCAATAATATGAGTAGGAGATTGACCGACATTACCTTGAGCAGCATCAATAAGACCTTGGTCTTTGAAACGAATATATAAATCTGCTAAACCGTTACGAGAATCTGAATGCTCATTAATAGTTTTATCACCAATATTTACACCATCAAACTTATCACCATTGTCTACAACAAGACGATATTTTTCAACTGTAATTTTGTCTGAGAACTTACGTTTAGTCTCACCTTTACCTTCTGCTTGTTCTTTACCTTTAACGGCTTTACCTGTTAGGTTACCATCGAAATCAAAAACTACAGTGTGGCCTGCATCTGCACTAATATCAGTTTCCTGATAAACAATAGCGTCTTTTGTTGAACCTGTGTAAGGAGCAAAAATAGATTCTGAAGCTTTTTGAACAAGTCCTTCGACCATCCAACCTTTACGTTCTAAATCTGAACCTTCAATAACAACTGCTGTACCCATGTGTTATACCTTTTTTTAAAAAATTGCTTTTTCGTACTGTTCGGTAATACTACCTTCCACAGCTTGTTGCTGTGGTTTAGTACTTCCGCCGGCTTTACCAAGGTCTGGTTTCTCATTGTCAACCTTAGCTCCACCACCTACTACTTTATCTTTTTCTAAGTATGTTTGCACATTACTTAAGAACTCTTCAAAAGTGACCTCACCGTTCTCCAATGCTTTTGTAAAGCGCGGAGGAACGTCGTTTGTTAACACATCGTCTGTGATAATCATACCGTGCTGCTGATTGAATTCATTAAGCAGGAGACGGCGTCTCTCATCTTCAGAAACGGCCTTTGCTTTTTCAGATACCTCAGATAAAGTCTGTTGCATCTGTGCATTAGCTAACTGGTCATACTCGTTAAGCTTAGTTCTCCAAGCGTCTGGGTTAGTTACTTTCAAATCCTCTAGCTCTTCCCGCTGTTCCTGAGTTATTGAAAATGACTTGCTAGCTAAACCACTTAACTTTTCAGTTAATGCAGAATTGGTAGCTTCCTGTGCTTTGAGACCTTGTTGTGCTTTAGTATAAGCAGCCTGTGTATCTCTGTAGCGCATGTTAGTTTTAACAGCATAAGCTATGTCTTCCGGTGTATTCTCTGGGAGAACTAAACCACCTTTCTCATCTCTTTTTGTTTCTGCTAAAACTGCTTGCACACGTTGCTCATAGCTGAGCTCTTTGTCATCAGTAGGAGTAGCAGCTTTACCTTGATTACTCATTCTCATGTCCTTATATTAATGTATATGCGTTTATTATATCGAGATAAGCTTAAACGAATATTAAACTATACTGCATATCCTGATTTTTTCCGCTTTTTCTTTTTCTTGGCTTTGAACCCTCTTTTTAGCACTTGACACATATATCTAATTGCATCAGCAGGATTCGAGTATTCATCATGCTTCGGTGACTTCTTCCATGTACCTGATTTATCGTCCCATTCTTTACTATAGTTAATGAATGTGTCTTTTACATACTTTAAGCTATCATCAATCCACATATTCTCAGTCCAGTCTCTCACAAGCTCTATCCCTTCATATATAGATATCTTAGGTAGTACCTCATTGCGATAACCGTTTTCTCTGAATATCTCAGAACGTGATTTGCCATCATTTAAGCTATGTACCTCAGCATCATGTGGTAGATATATAGGTTGTTGTATGTTATACCCTAGTTTAGCTCTCTTATCGTCCATCATCTTCGTATAGTGCTTAATAGCTTCACCATTCTCGTGATATTCGTCTATTATTCTTACACCATCATGGAAGTGTTGGAAGAAGATAGCTACCATTGTATCATTATAACCTAAATCGTACACCACATAAACAGGTAGGTTAGGGTCATATATACCTTTAATGAGACGTTGTCGCTTAACTATATTATCTCTATAGTATTTACCATAATATGCGCCATCTTTCGCTGCCTGGAATGCTTCCTCTGCTGTTGATGGGTACTCCTGAGTCATATCCTCACCTAACTCGTCATACTTTGCTGCATACCACCATTTTTGGGTTTGTGTTAGAGTGATATCTAATAGATTCTCTAGTTCTGTAAAGTATTTAGTTATCTCTGATGGTATAGTTACCTCAAAATCAAGGTTACAGTCCGGGTCTTCTAACCAACTGAGGAATATAGCTTGAAAGTCTAGTGGGCTCAGCTCTCTTCCTTCATCTGCAAGTAGTTCCGCCTTCTGCCACATCTCGTAGAAGAGCCCTGATGTTCCTTCTGCTGTCGACTCAATTGTAATCTTATTATCTTTCGATACCGCCTGGAATGCCCCAGTCTTAAGCTCTTTTGCTTTCTCTGGATATTTCTTCGCAATCTTACCTAGCTCTGATACGTGTAAACTCTGGAGTGTATCACCACGGAAGTTACCTATCTTAAGTACGGCCCCATTGCTGAAGCTCATCCCTTTGCTGTTGTTCGTCTCTAGCTTAAGTCCCATAAGTTCCTTAACCATTGGGTCCAGCTTCTCCCACATCAGTGTAGCTCTCTTACTCAGCTTATCCGACTCATCCAAACCGTAAGACTGTATACCAGCCTGATAACCTGGCTTAAACAGAACATCATCTAGGTTATAAGCTAGGTACAGTGTTGATATACCTTGCTGCCGTGACTTGAGAATAATCTTTCTAATGTGTCGGAACAGTGTAAGTACTTTGTTCTGCGCTGAATTGAGCTTCAATGTTACGAGCGTACCGCTCTTGTCTCTAATCTTGTAGAGGTTGTTCATACGCCATAGCTTTGAGCTAAGTTTATTCTTGATAAAGTCCTGCTGTTCCTCTGTCAGCTCTAGTGGTTCCTCAACAGTCATCTGCATACCCTGCCATCAGCGACTGTATCTGAACCTGTACTGTTACCTTCGGTGCTTCAGGTGGTGCCTCATAACTCTTCTCTATTGTCGCAACGATATCTACCATCGCCTTAAGGTCCTTAACCTCGCTATGAGATGCATCATGAACTATAAAGTCTTGTGCAACCTCCATCGCCTTGAGCTTAAACTGCATCGCACCACTCTGGAGCTTTACAATATCAGCACTTAGCTCAAGCTCCTTCGGTGCAGCCACCGGCGTCGCATCCAGTATTGTCGCTACCGCTGCTGGTACCTTCGTCTCTTCTGTCGGTTCAGGTATCTCCTCTGGCGTTATAACCACTGGAGCATCAACGTACAAATCCTTTGGTTCCTCTGGCTCCGGTTCCGGCTCGATAATACTCTTAATCACTGGAGCCAACTCTTCCTCAGTCTCCAACTTCTTACCTAGGTCACTGAAGTCGATCGGTTCGCAATCTATCTCTGTGATACCGTCGTAGGTGTAACCTATATTGTCTAGCGAATCTTCCGTGGATATAGGTGTTTCTGGTTCAATTACAGGGCTACTTTCTGCTGGTGTTGAACCTGCCATAAGCTCTTGCATTTTCTTTTGTGCTGCTGTCATATGTGTCCTTCAATGCTTTAGAAGCGAGTTGATTTTATCTGCATGCAGATATAAATTGCGCTAGCATCTTCAGATGATAGCTTAAAATTTCGTATATTATATAATGTATAGTTTAAAATAACATTAAATCTGGGTTGTAATGCGTTAGATTTTCGTTATTTGTGGGAGAAGGTTGCTTGGGTGTATGTGTTAGACTTCGTTGCTATTCAGTTGAATTGAGGGAGCTGTGGAAATTTTCGTGGGATTTCTTCGCTAGCTTTGTATGCGCACGACGGCCCGCCCACACCCTCCCACCCCCCCCTCGTTTGTAAATAATTTATTACGTTTTAATTCATTTGTATTATCATTCGTTTTATTATATTATATATTATTAGCGTTTTATTATATTATAATATATTTGCATTATATTATGTTGTATGTCATTGACGTTATAATATATTGTATTATATTTACATTATAATATATTATAATTCGTTAGCTTAATTTAATATTAAATATACTAATTAATACATTCTATTAATTTTATATTAATAATATCTTGTTATTTTAATACGCGCGCGTCTCATATATAAATATATATTTCATTTTATATTAATTAACTTTTTAATTTAAGCAAAATTTAAATTCTTTTTAATTTAATTTTAATATAACGTATATTATAATATAAGTATCAAAAGCATGAAAGTCATTTAAATTAATTAAATAAATCTTTTTAATTAATTTAATAAAACTTTAATGTTTATATGATATAATTATAATATACGAATTAAATGAAAACGATTAAAGCTTTCGAGCTAATATTCGTTTAAGTTTAACTCGTTATAATTATAATATAAATAAAACGAAAGCGAGATAAAAACATGAATACTATAATAATAGTGATAGCGATGAGCTACAGTGTACTAGTGTCAAGAGATATCTTAAGAGGATTAAAATAATGTATAGTTATAATAATGATAGAAATACAGCTTTTATAAGCTATGAATATGAAGACGACTTATTAGTAGAAGATAGTGTACGAATACGTATTGATGCGAACGAAAGCTATTTAGACATTTATGAGCTTATTAAAGATATAATGAAAAGTGATGAGCAACATGCTTATGAATTTGGCTATTATATTATGCGAGAAGGCTTCGACGATATAGTTGAAGAAGTATAGTATTGTTACAGACTTCTGCCTAGAGGTCTGCAAAGAGTACTAAACTCTAAATAAAGGATTAACTATGTGGAATAGTGCAATGTATAAAAGTATTTTAGAAGCTCAAGAGCTAGTTGTTAATAAAGATTATAGTACGTTAGCTATAGGTCATGATTGGGAAAGTATTCACGAATGTTTAGATAGTGATATGCCATTTAATATGTCATTCGACGAATATATCTTTGAAGTTAGTGAAGTGCACTTAAATAGTGATAGCTTTCAAATAGACATGTTAAGATGGTTGAATCGTTGTCTAGAGATTTGTCTAGCGAAGTATTAAGCGTGTGAGAGCTATATTAGTATAGTTCTACACACTCTTAGTAGTGTAAATCAAAACAAAAGGGTCTATTATGACAAAAACACAAACATGGGCAGAAGTGTCTAAACTATTAGAAGAGTCTAAAGCTAGTAAGGCTTTAAAAGAAGCATTAGAGCTATTGTTAGCGCCAAAGTCGGGAAGTACTAGCGCAAATCCGCCGAAGTTAGACAAAGATGGCAACGTTGTAGAAGCATGGTGTAGATTTCACGAATGTTACGAGCCAGTTGCGAACATGGTCATGACTAAGGGCAAAAGCAAAGGCTATTGTAAAGCTAGCATTAGTGTATGGAACAAAATGAATGCTCGTATTAAGAGTTGTAATGCTCAAGTGACATACTTTGTAGAACATGGAGACATGGACAAAGCGCAAGAGATGGCTAAAGAAGCTAAAGAGCTTAAAGAAGCACTCAACGCTCCAAGCACATACAACTTCAAAGAAGATTGGGCTTTATTCAACTCAAGTGCCGAAGCGTAAGCTAAGGTTCTTAGAGCTCTAGCTCACTCTAGGGTTCTATAGAGTCTTTAACTCTGAAAGGTTGTTACTATGAATATCGGACCAGAATTGCTAGACATCACTAGCTTTACTAAGATAGAAGTGTACCCAGACGGGAGAACTATTATATATACTGAAGAGCCTGAGCAAACTAAAGCTCAACTTGAGGGTTATGAAGAAGGTCGTAGTGAAGACTATGACATTGTGGAGGACTAATTATGAAGTACAAAGACATTGTAACATTAGTAGAGACAGCCTCAAAGTATAGCCAAATCGGTGAACTAAGCCTAGTAGACCATAACATGACTATTAAGTTCGACTATTGGATTGCTTGTGAGCACGACTTCTTTGAAGAAGGTGACGAGACATTGACATTAACTATTATGTGCGGAGGCAAGGTTACATTCCATATGTTTGCATTGTCAGACGTTGTTTGGGACTCTCTCGCAAGGAGCTATTATGAGCACAAGTGAAGCTATAGCGTTAGGGTGCTTCTTTGCATTAGTATTCTTTGTAAAGGAGCTAATTGAGAGACGTAACGAGGGATAGCTAATAATTGTTAGCGAACCTTCTTTGTTATTGTTTTTATTTAGTTAGAAGTTAATAATCAAATAATCATAATAATCAAATAATCACAATAATCACAATAATCGAAATAAACCAATAATCGCAATAATCACAAAAACCAATAATATAGGACCCTATTTTTAGGAAATTAAATATAATATATATAGGGGACTTTTTTTCGATTATTGCGATTATTGACGAAAATCAGCCCAAAATAGGCCCTGTAGCATATCCAGGGACGTTTACAATAATCAAAAAAAAATCCGATTATTGACGATATGGACATATGATTTTTCGATTATTGCTCGATTTGCAACAGCTTCTAACGGAAGTCATTAATCGAATAATCGCAATAATCGAATAACTAAAAATATTATTTTGAAAAATGAAATAATAATTTAAATTATATTTTATATTATTTTAAAAATAAATATGATATAATAACAAATCTAATCACAAGGAGACACAATGCACAAACTAGCAAGAGCAAACAAACTAATCGCAAGCAAGACCACAGGAGTTGTATTCGGTACCAAGAGAAGCAACAGAGATAAACGAATTGACGAGATAGTCAAGAGGTATCTAAGCCATGTGTAACGACGAAATCAACTACCTCGAAGAACTATCTGAGGAATACAACGTACACATCGACACAGTAATAGCTTTTGCTGAGTTGTTAGGGCCTGAAGAATACTACGACGGCTTAATCAGCACGTTAGAAACAGCACAACAGTGCTTACTAGGAGGGCAGTAAGATGAAAGACTTCAACACAATACTAATACAGAAGCAACAAGCGAGAGAGGCAATAGCTGTTCAGAAGGCAGCTCAACTCTCGCTAAACTACGGTAATGTGATGGTAGCTAGAAAAGTATCACCACAAGGCTTAACATTTTCAATAGTTCAAAGGAGACAATATGCGAAGTAACACAGAAGCGTGGATTGTATTTATATTAGGTTTCATGGCTGGAGCAGTACTATTAGGTCTAATACTAATCAACGAAAACAAGAATCTACTGAAGCTAGCACAGACGAGAGCGATCGAAGCTAAGTGTGCAGAGTTCGACAATACAACTGGTAAGTTCCAGTGGCTAATCGGAGACAAGTAATGTTATATGACTATTTAGAAGCTATCTACGACGGTGAGATAGAGATGCCAGAGAATAAGGTACATAGAGCAATGTTATACTACATGGGTAGAGAGACTGGTAGACTCGTTAAGAGTGACATCCTCAAAGCCTCGAGTTTAGCAGTGTTGCTACGCGTATCACCAACATTCATGAGCAACAACAAACAAATGCTAATTATCACAGCGTATGACCCAGACTGTTTATCAGCTAAGGAACTGCGCGGTAGAGCCTACGACACATTATGGAATGAGGCACCAGAACTATTAGCTTACGCACAAGGCGACACAACATTCATGAGCAACATTGAAGATAACTATACTATCATCAACGGTGTTCCACTATTTATCGGAGGTAAGAGATAATGACAAATGCAAAAGAAGAGTTAGAAGAAGAACTAAAAGAAGTAAATAAAACAATAGAAGATATCAAAGCTATTATTGTTTTATTCGGGTATGCCTCAGATAAGCGAGAGATACTTAAAACATCTGATAAACTAGATAGCTTAGATATACTAGACTTTGACTACGACGAAGGTTATGGTGGTCAAGAGCTATTCGGGACAGTTTTGTTTAATGATGGGTCATGGTTAACAAGAGGTGAGTATGATGGCTCAGAATGGTGGGATTATAATAGAATGCCAACAGTTCAAGAAGTACTAGACTTCGGCCCAAGTGCATGGTAAAGGAGCTAAACAATGAATAGCACAACAAAAGAAAAGTTATGGTACGTAGCACTAGCTATCCTAACTGTAATAGTAGTTAAAGTATATCTTACAACATGCTACACAGAGCGACCAAACTCTGGAACACTAGCATTACTTGCTGGAATCATGTGGCCATTTGTATGGACAGCTGCTGCTTTCTTTGGTGCAGGATATGCTATAATGGTAATAGTACAATACGTTGGAGGGCTAATATGAAGCTTAGTGTAATAGAAATTAAAAACAAAATAACAGTACGTGATGAAACAACCTTAAAGAAGTTTCTAAAGTCGGAAGATGGCACACTAGAACCGTTCAGACTTGGGAAGTGGACTGTGAAAGAGCGAGAGTTCAAAGACCTACTCCAAGACAACAAGAACACTTATCTCGCACATACAGGTAAGAGTGGTATCATAGCAGTAGACTTCGACAATGACCTATTCACTGAAGCAATGGATATTGATGCAGCATGTTCTGAAGAAGACCAATGTAAACACATAACTATGGCAGTTGGTAAACCAGGTGGTCATATGATATATAGCTTACCAGAAGGTAATAAGCTTACAGAGTACATCAACAATCCGAACGGTAAGAAGTTAGCTTCATTAGATGTGTTGATGGGTGAGACATTGGTACTATTAACTACACCTGCGAACACAACCAAAGTGATGTTGAGTCATGCACCAGAGCTTACACCAATGCCTATGATGATGCAACTATTCTTAATGAACTATTATATGATGAACACAACTAAGGTAATTACTAAAACTGAATCATCACCTATATTATTAATGAATAGCAAAATAGGTTACATAGTTGAAAGTGCAATCAACAGCATCGCAGGAGCAAACAACGGCAAGATGACAGAGATGTTTGAGAAGTTAATGATTATCGTAACAACTAAACACTATAAAGCATTATTGGAAGGTAATCAGGTTGAAGACTTCGCATATCACCCAAACAACTTACCAGAGCCGGAAGCAGCACAAGCATACCTAGTATCTATCGCAACTATCTTAGGAAGGGATATATCAGTCAATGAAGACTTATTCACAAAAGCAATCCATTACATCAACAGTCTCTTTAGCTCTCCGAAGCCAAGAAAGGAAGTACAAGCCATCTGTGATTACATATTATCAGGCAGTTCTCAAATTGAAGGAACCCAAGTATGGCAATATAATGAAGACTGGAATAAGAGCTCGTTCATCTTCCAAAATCACAAGCATGAGACAGTTGAAGTGTTCCAATATGCGTCAGCAGGGGCTAACAATTACCTCGTTCACAACCACATCTCCGGAAGTATTAAGATGTATAAGACAGCTTCGGCAGTTATCGACTTTATCAAATCTGTCGCTCCACTTAGAATAGCTAAAGATAGTTTAATAAGTAAGATTAAAGACATTAACTTAGTTGATAGACCCGATGCACAGTTTGGATACATCGACAGCTATGAAAGAGTTAAAGGTGAGTCAGCGTTCAATCTTTATGAGTGGACACCAGAGCAAGCAGTGTTTTATCAGCCACATGATTATGCTCAAGATTATACGTATCCGGCGACGACGCTTGCAGCACTAGAGTCTTCAGTAGGTCCAATGCTCTATACACATTTCCTACCATTCCTAAGACGTAAGCTAATGACTAGAGACCATTCACCGTTATTCTTTGTTTTGTTTGGTGTACCTCATAGTTTTAAATCAGCTATAGTTAATGGTGTACTTGCTCCACTAACGCATAAGAGAAACAGCAAGGTGTCGATCGATGTCTTAACAGATAAGTACAATGATTGGCAAGTGAATACAGACGTGGTGCTATTAGATGAGGTTCATCACCTTGTTACAGCAGATAGAATTAAAATGATAAAGGCTATTAATGAGATTACTGGAAACCAAACCATCAACGGAGTTAGAGCAATGCACTCAAGTCTGGACAATGAAATCTATGCCCAAGAAATCACATTCTTTCTTACCACTAATGAAACTACCCAGCTCACTACAGAGGCGGCAGACAGAAGAATGGTTGTGTTTAGAAGCCTCTCAACTGTGGCTGAAGCCTTGGGACTCTCAAACGTTGAGATTCAGAAAAGAATTACAGCAGAGACGAAAGACTTCGCTTTCTACCTTAGCACAGAAGTGGACTCACTAAAAGGTGATGCATATGTAACAAACCATTCATGGAAAGATGAGAACTATAAACTCTTCCAAGAGCAAGCATTGACATCTGAAGATAAGCTAATCAAAGCTGTAGATACAAATGACTTCTCTCTATTCTGTCAAATACTGATTGAGAGCGGGTTCACGGCAGAATCAATAGCTAGTTGTATCTATTATCAGCCGAGACTTGGTAAGACGATTATTAGAATTCTTAACAGTAGACCAGATGCGGCAGAGACTGAAGGCTTATTTGACCATTCACATATGGAAATTAAGATACTCAAGAAGAAGCTCCAGCTCATTAGGCATGTTACTTATGGAGGTGTTGAATACTCTCCTGGTACATCGATTAAAACTGGAAGTAGAAAGACTGAGTGGGCGATAACTGAAGTACCTGAAGATATTGCTAAGTATATGAATAAACATGACATACAAGAGATTGAGGACATTGACTAATGAAAGTAAAGATAGATACTTACCACCACTACGTGCTATTTTTGGAAGCTGAGGCTGCAAAGCTTAAGGCTCCTGATAGGGTAAAGAAGTTATTCATAGAGTTTGCTCTAGCAAGCTTTAACAATGGCCAGAGATTTGAAAGAGATGACTTGGAGGTAACTGTAAATGACTAATATTATTTTAATCTTATTTATGATATTATTATGTATAGAAGCGGGTTATATAATTTATAAAAAATTCTTTCCAAGAAAGTGGGGTGAAAACAAATGACCGAACATCAACTACTAGCAGGCCTATTTGTTAGGTCTTGGCTCATCTCTCTTGGGCCTGAGTATAAAGTAGCTAAGAAACCATTAGCTAAGTTGCATAAAGCTATAAGAGACCCTCTGCTAAAAGAAAGTCGGTCTAAGAATGTTGACATGCTTATGGTTAAGTTTAAGTTAGACCAGGCAATATTAGATTCTTGGGAAGACTTTCCAGAAGAGATAGAAGTCTCAACAGTAAATGTAGTTAGATTGTTTATTATGCAGAATCCTGAGTGGTTTGAACCGTACAAGATTAATAGTAAATATCTAGAAGCACTAAGTAGAGCTAATGGACCTAGTGGAGTTACTTGGGATAGTAGCACAGTTGCAAGGAGTTTAGCTAAAGCTATAAAGGAGATATAATGTTAAATCAAAAAGAAGCACTAATAGTTGCTGTAGTTACAAGCATTTCATTATTCATAGCGAGTGTTGTACTCACCTTGACGTATCAAGGAATACACACAAAACCTAAGAAGGAAATACATATGGCAAAATATGGTAAAAATCTAAGTAAAGCTAGAAGTGCTAACATTATAGCTTCAAGGGCTCCAGGTCGTTCAGCAGGTATCGCACCAACAGCTGATAAGAATAAAACAAAACCTAAGAAGGTTGATAAGACTCTTCAAGAGGCAACAGAATATTACTACAAACATAGTAAATTCAAGAATGATGCACAACGTAATGCTTATAAGAAAGATATAGCAAAACGTCAAGCAGCTCGAAAGAATAAGAAGTAGGTATCGGCGCTTTAGCGTCGGTGTCTCTTTAATTATGTACTCAGTGGAGTGCAAATAAAGGAGATATTATGTTCAAATTTAAACTAGAAGAAGACGCAAAAGAACTGCTAGAGTGGATAGCATTTATCACATTCTGGGTAGGTTGGCCATTAATGATATGGCAAAAAGAAATTAAGGAGTTTTTCTCATGGCTGAGCTAAATCCTAAAGTATTATCAACTGTACAAGACTTCATGGCTCAAGATGTAGAACTTGAAAGCTATTTAACAGGCCCAGCAGGTTCTGGTAAGACTACAGAATTAAGAGCTGTTGTTGACTGGTTAGAAGAAACTAAGGTTAATTATCTAATGGTTGCTTACACTCATCAAGCTAAGGAGATTATCCAAAGCAAGATGCCGAAGACAACACCAGTCAGAACATTACATAGTTGGCTGAAGAAACGTCCTGGTCTTAATGAGAAAGCTAAATCTATTCAAGCACTTATGACTAATCGTCAGCAAGGTAAACCTGAGCATTTACAACTACTAATAGTTGATGAGTTTAGTTTCGTTGGTGATGATGATTACATGAGCATTGGAGAATTACAAGATGAGCTATTGCTTGAGCAGGTATTGTGTCCTTGTGGTAGAGAAGTGTCAGAAGATATCTTGTACTGTGAGAGCTGTGATACACCATTAACTGAAGCTGTTACCAAGAACATTCCACCTATCAAAGTGTTATACGTTGGTGACCTCAATCAGCTGAGTCCTATCAAAGGTCCAACAGCTCCTGTACCTGGTGGGAAGTATTGGACAAAACTAACAGAGATTCATCGCTCTACTACAACTATCTCTGAACCATTAGCTGAGTTGGTTGAAATGATAGAAGGTACAAGACCTATGGCATATCTTAAACCTACAGAGAACTTTGTGAGGGGTGTTGATATTGATAAGCTTTACATGGAAGATGAAGAAGAGAAGCAAATGTATGCGTATACTAATAAAGCTGTGGAGAATCATAACAAGAGGATTCAAGGTTATGCTATTCCTAAAGATGGTGATGAGGTATATATCCCAACATTAAGAAGAGTAGTTGAAATCAGCCACATTACTGACAAAGCAGAAGTGTTCGATGAAATACTCACAGCTAATGGTGTAATTACGATGGCTAGTAAATACAAACCACTGCAGTTCTTGAACACTCTAGACTATGTTAAGTTCTATCACCTAAGTGATGGTACAAAAGTAGCAGGTATCTTTGGAAGCTATCAGAATAAAATCATTCGCGATAACTTAGGTAAGAAGCTTGTAAACAATAATAAAAATAACAAGTCAAGCAAAGCGGAGTATAGAGAATATAAAGCTATCAATGACTTTGTATGTAACATAGACTTTCGACACTGTATGACAATACATAAAGCACAAGGTTCTGAAGTGAAACATAGTTATGTTGATTCTAAAGACTTAGCTATCTGTCAGGATAAGCTTGAGCGCATGAAACTATTATATGTTGGTATGAGCCGAAGCACTCACTCCATCTTTATGAGTAACTAATGACTACTCAAGAATTGTGTGACTACTGGTTTCTATCACCTATGGAGGTTCCCAAAGTATTAGCTATGCCGACGCCATCACAAGAACCTTCAGAAGCGTATAAGATGTATCAAGAGCGCGTTAGGTTTGCGCAAGAACGTCAGCTTAAACATGAAGAAAATATCAAACAAAATTTAGATAATATAGATACAGATATTATTAGATTTTAGCCCCATATCTTGCCTGTATGAGTTTATATTTTATAATCTATATTATTATATAGATAAATCATAATCGTCCATATATCGCGATTATGAGCTGAAAATTTCTTATTCAATTTAATATTCGTTTAATATTAATGCGATATAATAATAATCCAATAAGCGTCTTTCCGTTTGTTAGAGTCATTAAAAGATTTTCTTTTTAATATTCGTTTAAGATTAAAACGATATAATGATACTAACAAACGGAAACGTTTAATCAAATCAGCCAAAGGATAAATTATGGCAACTAAAAAAGAAACATTCGAAGGTGCAATGGCACTATGTAAAGAGCACAATGCTCCAGCAAAACTAGTTGAGGCTTTAACAGGTCTTTTAGAACCACGTTCAGCAGGTATGAAAGTTAACTTAGCAGAAGTTACAAAAATGCAAGGTGACAAAGTTACTCACATTATGTGTTCTGTATCAGGTAAATTCTTACCAGCAACTGAAGACTTCTTCTATGTAGAAAAAGCTGAAGGTAAAGGGATTAACGGTCTTAAGCGTTTATCTAAACAAGCTGAGTCAATTCGTAAAACTTTTAACCGCCAGAAAGAAGCATCTAAAAATGCTATCATCTCTGACATGACAGCTGAAGGTGCTACACCAGATGTTATCGCTAAAAGTACAAAAGCTCTTAAAGCTCTTGAAACTTCTGCTCCAGATTACTCAAAAGTATCTGATAAATTACCAGCTCCAGAAGCTGCGTAATTGGCAGATAAGAAAACACCCTCAAACTTTATTGTGCTAGACTTAATGTCTGCGCAGAAAGCTAACGGTGGTAAGCTTAGACGTTCTAAGAAACGCTCTAAGTAATTTAAATCTTGGTTACATGGGGATGTGTAATTGATGGTTGTGCGTTGACTTCCATCTCCCAAGTTTAAAACTACGTAAGGTCTATCTAGGTAGGTCTTCCGGAGTTTTTAATGACATTACGACAGGTGGAATCCCTGTTGGCTCCACGTCTTTGCACTCATAGTTAGGGATTGCTTTCCTCTATCTTCGGTGTTACCCGCAAGGGATATGGTCTAACATTGCCATAGTGACTCCTGATTAATCCATATTTTTTAAAGCATAGTTTATGGTTGGCTAAGCTTATAGAGGGTGGTTAGCGTCTACTTACCACCTT